ACCGTCACCGCCGTGTCGTCCGGGAGCACCGCAGTAAACGGCGTCTCGGTATTCCAGCCCCAGACAACGACAGGCTCGCCTTCAAGGTGGTCCATACCAGAGATTGTCGTCACCGCAGGACCCGAATAAATGACATGCGCGTCCGCCATGCGGCCCTCCGGCTGGCCGCGGCACTGGCTTTCCAGCGCCCACCGCTCAAGAAACCGCACCGTCTGGCCATTGACCGTCCGCTTTACCGAATAGTAGACGACATCTTCCAGCATGCCGGGGAGAACAGCCGCGTCCTCGACCTCGCCGTCGGTCTCCACGTCTATCCAGCACACCGTTTTCTCCGCCCGGTCGAACACCAGCAACGCAACCGTGCCGTCGGACCGTATGGCATGCACCCGCGTGTCTGGCTGTCGTTGAACAATCAGCTTGGCGATGCCCGGCTCGCCCATCTCCGGGATGATCGATGTCAGGTCGTCGCTGGAGTAATCGAAATTGACGGTATCTGTGCGTTGCGACACCTGAAACACTTTGGTCCCGGATCGCTGCACGAAAATGCCGATGAAATCGATCTTGACCGCCGCTACAGCCGCAGAGCCCTGCGTGGACGGGTCCTTGAGGTTGAAATTCGTCGGCGTCAGAGGCTCGTCGAAGCTCGACGACCTGGCGGATGTCTCCGCACCCTCCGTCCCAATAACCAGCCGGAGCAGCGGCAGCAGCCAATGGATATCGTCCACCGGCCCGGAGCCGATGGCCCGGTTCAGCGGCGCGGAATCGCCTTCTGTATTCTCGTCGAAGCTTTCATAGGCGTCCGAGACGGAGCCGTAAATCCGGTCCTTGCCGGCCCACCACAGACGGCCCTCGAAGATTGTCACCGCCGACGGCCAGCCCCGGTAATCCGACCACGCGCCCTCCGACCAGTCCGCCGTCGGGCCGACGGCACCGAATGGGCTAAGCACGGAGGCGGCCGCCGTCATGCTGTCGGTAACCGCCGTGACCCTCGCCACCCCCGTCAAGCCGCCGGCAGAGAACGACAGCGATACCTCCGCCGTCCCAGACCCGTAGTCGGAGGCCCCGAAGCCGATGCGGTAATAGATGATCTGGTTGTCGAGCGCGTCGTTGTAGGTGTCCGCGGCATTGGTCGTATAGGTTGCCACGGTCGTCCAGGCGCCGGGCTCGTTTACGGACCGCTGCAAACGCAGATTGCCGGTCCATGTTCCTGCTCGGGTAACCGTGATATTACGTGCCGCCCCGACCCCTGTGACGCGGATTTCGCCGGTAAACTGTCCGTCTCCCGTCAGGTCGTCCTCGACGGTCTGGCCGACAGAGGTCAATGTGAACAGCGCCCCGACATGCCCAGGCCGGAATGTCTGGCTCGACGCCGTCAACGTCACATCGCCCGTCAAGGCGCCCGGCGCTATGGTCGTCGAGCCGATGTTGATGATACGGAACGGGCCGTCCTCCGGCAGGTACTTGACCAGCGACCAGGAATCGGCCGCGCGCCGCTCGATCCGGTACTGCTGGACTACGCCGCTGGCGACGAAGATCACATCGCCGGACTGCTCCCAGCGCAGCTTGGGCAAGTCGGCCGCCGCCCATGGTGCAGTCAACACCATCGTGCCTGCGCTCTCCACCGTGATGGAATCGACCAATACGGCGTACTGGGTCAGGCTGGAAAGCTCGACATGAAAGATGCTCGTCGGGGTGAAGGCAAGCGAGTGAACGCCCTCAACAAGACGGGTTTCCTCGATATACTCGTCACCGCCCGATGTAGAGCCGACCTTCAGCGTGACCGGCCCGCGGTCGATGACGATACGCAGGGCGTGCCGAACCCCCTGGTCCCCGCCGGTGACGTTGACCGTTTGGCGCCGGATCGCGGCATTGAACCGCGTGCCGACCAGCGACAGATACCCGCCGGCCTGCCAGGACGACGTGGCGCCGGATTCGTCGGCATCGGTCCACCCCGTAAGATCGGCGTCGAATGTGCCGTTGACGATCGCACTGGACACGCTCGCCCGCATGACCAGCGTGTCGTTAACGACCACCCGCGCCGCAAGGTTCGTCACCTCGATCAGAGCGGTGTCGTCGGTGGATTTGATGAAGGGGATGTAGACGGGGCGGAGATTGTCGAGGCTGTTCAGGATATAACGAAAGCCCGGCCGCAGCATCATTGAACCCATGACGCGCGGCATGAAGTTCGTTTGAACCTCGGACGACAGCCCGACGCGCTCAAGGTCAACGCGAGCCAGCGCATATTTGCTGATGCGGCCCCGGTTGAACGCAACGAGGGCTGGACGGGCCTCAGCCAATCAGGTTGCCCCTGGCCCGGTCGGGCCGAGAAAAGCGGGAATGGCGTGCGTTCACCCACGCCCCCTTGGGAGGGAATTGCTTCGGCTGGTTCATGGCGTCTTTGGAACGCGCATCGATCAGCAGCTTCCGCGTCAGCTTCTCCATACGCTCTTCCTTTGACGCGCTGCCGGTGATCTTGTCCGCCGAACGAAAGGCGAGGTACGCCTCGGCATAGCGGGTGAAGGTCTCCGGCCACAGCGAGAGGTCGCTGCCGTAATCCTCCGCATCCGAGATGTAGCGGACGTAGATCGTGTCGAGGTCGGCCCACCAGTAGCCGCGTTCGTCGAGATGATGGTCCAGCGGATAGGAGAAATACGAATCACCAGAAACCTGAGCCGTCCTGACCCAATCGCTCGGCTTGTCGAACGCCCGGACAAACCCGAAATCCGGCTCGACCGACGGCGAATACGTCGCCTCGACCGTCTTGGTGGCGAAGTTCCAGAAGCCCTGCTCCAGGACATACCGGATGAACCCGGCGTCCCATACCGTATCGAGCGAGCGCCTCGACCCCCGTGCTTCCGTCAGGCTGGCAAGCTTGCGTTCGGCAAGATGCCCCAGCGCGGCGTTGTAGATCGACAGCCGGCCAGGCATCTAGTGCGCCTGGGACTTGATGTGGTTTTTCAGCCACATCTCCGCATCCGTGCGCTGCGATATCTGGTCCTTGATGACCGCGTTGTCCGAATTGCGGATGACCTGGTGCTTGTGGTGCGGGCCGGCGTACTTAATGGTGTATTCGGACGCCATCACCGGTGTTTCAACACGCTGGGCCGGCTCGGTGAACGGCCATTCCTGCACCCGCGCCCACATCCGGCCGGTTTCGATAACGATCAGCTCGCGGCCGAACGACATATCCTCCGCCATGACCTCGATGTGGTCGCCGGCCTTCAGCTTGGCCGCCACATGCGCCCAGAACGAAGGCTCCAGCGTCTCGGCGAACGCCGTGCCGTGCTCGACCGTGACGAGGTAGGGCACACGGGCGTATTCCGCCATCTGGAACCGGGCCGGCGGGAGTTGACGAATCATCTTGTCCGCCACCTTCGGCTGTTCGGGCTGCACGATTTCCTTGTCGCTCATGATTGATCCTTGAGGTTGTCGTAATACCGATGGGAATAGACGGCCTGGCCGATATGGCCGATTTCTCTGGAAAGGTCATGGTCGATGTAGATTTGTTCTCCTGCAGCGATCAGGGCGCGGCAGAAGCCGTAATCCTCGCCCGTGTAGTCGGAGACCTCGGGAGACCATCCGCCCTCGAAATGCGGCGGCGGAATACTTCTCACGGCGTCGAGGTCGATGAGAACGACCCCAAGGCCCATGCGCAGCACCTGTTCCACGCCATGCCGGTCGCGGCTGTCCAGGAGGTCGCCCGTCATGCCCACAGCAGTGTGCAGGCACACGGTCTGCCGCTTCCTCACGGCGTTGACACCGATGACACGCTTGCCATGTGCGGCAAGCCTGCCAACGGTATCCGGCGGGAAGGTCATATCGTCGTCGAGAAACAGCAGATGCGTGAAATCCTCATGGAGGGCCGTATTGAGGATTTCCTGCCGCGCCTTGGGTAACAGGGACGATCCAGGCCGAAGGCGAAACCCAACAGCCTGGATGTCCTTCTCCTGCCCCGTCGTCAGCCGCATGACGAGATGGACCAGGCTTTCGGTAAAGACCGCGGGATGGTCCCGGTGCGAGCAGACGCCAATGCAAAGACGCATAAAGGTAGGGGCGGCCCGAAGACCGCCCCATGCCTTTAGTCCGTGTTCGCCCCGGAAACAGCGACACCTTCGCTGAGGTCCGCGGAGCCGCCGGCCGTGACTGCCGCCACGACATGCGAGGTTACCGCAATCGGCGATGCGTCGGAATCGATGACCAGCACGGTATCGCCGGCCTCCATCCCAAGCGCATCGCCGTTGGTGAAGTACCCGGCCACATCCACCGTCGCGGCCGGATCGGTCGAACGGTAGACCCATTGCTTGCCGGGCCCCGTCAGCGGGCCGGAGACAAGGGCCGGAGGATTGGATACGCTATACGTCATGGTTCAGCCCTCCTTAAGCTGCGACCAGCAACGAGCCGTCGTGGTTGACGACCACGATGCCGGAGTTCTGGAGAATCTGCGCCCCCATGAACATCGACGCGCGAGCAAAGGAATAGTCCTGCTCTTCGTCGTATCCGACCGCGGTACTCATCTCGCCCACGTTGGCCGCATGGCCAATCGACGCACTGTGGTACATGAAGCACTTCTCGGCGGAAGTGCCCTTGCCCGGCAGGTTCGGGTGGACGATCCAGTTGATCTCCATCCAGCGATAGAACCCGGTCTGGTCCTTCCACGTGGTGCTGGACCCGTCGAACGGCTTCCGGGTGACGTAATCCGCAGACGCGAACTCGGTGGTCTGCATCAGGTACGCGCGGAAGGCCGGCGTGATCAGCGCCCACACGTTCCCGTCGAAGGGAACGTCGGAGTTGCCGAGGATGGTCTGCGCCTTCAGGGCCAGCGCCACCGAGGCCGTAACCGCCGCGCCCGTGTTCACGGTTGCGGTGTTCAGCTCGGTGATGATGTCGCTGTCGATCTTGCGATTCATCACAGCCATCGTGGTCCGCTGCATGATCGCGTTCTGATCGCCCTGCGAGGCGAAGATGTTGAAACGGGTCTTCCTGACCAGATCGTGCCACTCGGCCAGCGTCGCCGTGAACTGGTTGAGGTTGTCCGGACGTGCCGGGATCTGGCCGTTGACGCCGCGGGTAACGGCGGTAGCACCACCGGAATCCGCAACGAGGAAGGTCGCCTGGTTGCCCTTGAATACCGCTTCCGTGGTCGTGGAGGTGCGGACAAGGGACTGCTGCTGTTCAAAACCGGCAATCGACTCCTGCCGGTATTGAATCTGGAAGGCTGTATCAGCCATGGTTTCGGTTCCCTATACGGGTTGCAAAACCGCAGCTCCGGGTATCCAAAGCGGCGCGTGTCCGGGGTGTCCTTGTCAGGAGCCGGTCTGCGCCCTTCGGGGCTTCGCTTTGGTGGGTGAGGTAACGGGAGCGGGGCCTTACGGGGTATCCGCTCGGAGTATCAGGCCGCTTGACGCTTGCTCAGCTTCTCGCGGGCCTCGATCAGTTCACGGTAGCGCGCACGCATCGCGCCGTCCTTGTCGTATGCCGGGCGGTCCTCGCGCATCGTCTTCTCGATGGCCGCGATTTCCGTGGCGATGCTCTTGACGCTGCTGTCGCCGACGCCCATGACGACGGTCGCCGCGGGATTTAGCTCAAGCGCGGTCTGCACCAGCCATTTGAGGGCCGTGGCGTTGTCGCCAAACTTCGTCCCGTCTTTGAGCCGGGCGCCCATCAGGTTGTCCTTCAGGCCCTCAGGCATCGACTCCAGAAGGTTATGCGCGCCCATCATGTTACGGCGGTAATCCGCGCCGAACTCGGAGCGCAGCGCATCCTCACTCTCGTGCTTGATCTTGGCGTCGTTCTCCGCCAGCGCGGTTTCCGCATCGGCCTTCAGCTTGTAATAGACGCCGAGGTTGGCCTTGATCTGGTCCGGCGTCGCGTTCTGCGCGTGCATGGTCTTGAGATATTCGTCGACCGCCGGCTTGTCCTCGTCCGAGATCGCTAGCCCGCCGAGGTCGTAGCCTTCGGGCTTGTCCGGAATACCGCTGTCCTTGCGGTAGGCCGCGACCTGCTCCGGCGTGGCGTCCTTCGGCAAGGGCGCCCGCAATTCACCCGAATCCTGCTTCTGGCGCAAGCTCTGATAGGCCTTGGCGAAGGTCTGGGGCGAAGAATATCGTTTAAGGACGTTCAGGAACTTCTTGTCGTCCCCCGACATTTTCTCTCGCCAGTCTTGCGGGAAGTCGGCGGGAGCAGCCGTGTCCTTGTCGTCCGTGACGGCCGTATCGAGGACGGTATCGCCGACATCCTTGGTCTGCGTGCCCTTGTCCGCGCCATCCGTGACGGTTTGCGTCTTGTCTGCACCGTCAGCGACTGTCGTCTGGTCCGCTGTTACGGTTTCGGTGTTTTCGTCAGCCATTGGGTTCCTTGAAAGCTGATAGGTTGAGCACGATCAATTTGCGGATCTGGTTGCCGACGAAGCGGCGGCCCTCCGCGAAGTCCGACGCCCGCGCGCCGTCCAGGCCGCCGGGACGAAAACTCATGTCGTAGGTTGCGGCGGCGGTCTCCAATATCCAGGTCAGCGCGCGGCGCTGCTGGTCCGCCGTGGCATCGCCCCGGTACAGGGCCTGCACGGCTGCCGCGTCGGAGTTCTCCCACTTGACGGGCTCCCACGGGCCTACGACACGCGGCTTATGCGGCGCGCGCTGCCTTGGCGCTTGGGCCATCAGGCGGCTGCATTCTCAGGCACGATGGTGCCGATAGCCTTCGCAGCCCCACCCGCAGCAGAGCCAAGATTCTTGGCGATCTCCGAGCCCTGCGTCATCGCCGCCATCATGCCCGTGGCTTCGTTGGCCTGCTGCTGCGCCTGAAGACTCGCAGCTACCTGTTCCTCGCTCCTGATCCACTTGGCGGCCGTGCCGATACCCTTGAGCACGTCCCGAAGCGCCGTCGTCGCGTCCAGGATCGGCATGACCGACGGGTCGAACGCTGCGGTGTCCAGGACCAAGGCCTTGGCCTCCATGAACTCCTGGCCCTTGCGTCTCTCCGACATCTGGCTCAGCGGGCTCTCGAAGCGGAAGGCGATCTCCTGCCCCTGAAGGCTCTCGGGAATGTCCTGCGGCCGACCGAAAGCACCGTTGCGCAGCAATATCTCGAAGGTCTGCTCGCAGATACCGCCGTTGTAGTCGTTCTCAACCGGCTCGAAGATCGGCAGTGCATTGCGAATGTATTCCTGTATGCGTTGCCCGACCTCGAAGGCCGTCATCTCGCCTTGTCCAGCAGGCGGCATGTTCAGTTTGTTGAGATAGAATGCCTCGTGAATCGCCACCCGCACCCGGTCGTGCATGTCCACGCCGAATTGAAGGCCGGAGCGGTCGATGTCCAGCGCCCGAAGGGCTGCGCCAAGCTTCTCGTCGTACTCGCTGTCGACCCAGGTCACCCCGCCCGCGCGGGTGTCCAGGTCGGTCCGTACCGCCTCCTGCGTCGCCACCAGCGGCGGGTCGGCCGCCTTCTCGCCAGCCTCCAGCAAGGTCAGCGTCATTGCCTGGATCAGCCTTGCATCCGGTAACGCCGCAACCGTGGCCGGCGAATAGGCGTACTGAGACCCGGAAACCGTCTGCCAGCGCGGGATGACGTAGATCGGCGTCCACGACCCGACTTCCTCGATCACATGCTCGTGCGTCATGTCGATGTAGACCGACACGTAGGGCGTCCGCCACTTGCCCTCGTATTCCTCCGAGGGAACAACGATATGCCGGCACTCAATTTCCTCGAACGGAGCCGTGCGCAGCTTGCCGTCCACCTTGGGACTGACCTTGCCGCCGAACGCCGCCTTCAGGTCGACTATCGTGGGCTTCCACTTGCGATGCACCGGCCCGATGCGGCCGTTGTACCCGTCTCTCCACGCCACATCCCGGAGATGCCAGCAGCGGTACAGCATCGTGTCCCCACCCCGCCCCAGCTCGATCGATATCACCGCCTGGCCGAACGCGGCGAAGTCCTGGTCGCCCTCCTTGGTGGCGCGGACAAACCCGGACTGGATGTCGTACATCGCCCGGCGCTGGACGCCCGTCGACCACTCCAGCCAGCCCCGGCCTTCCGTGTCGTCGCCGGCCATGCGGTCTTCCCGCGCCGCCTTGACGAAGAACCACGACGTGTCCTTCGGGCGCAGCATGGAGGAAAACGTATCCCCCAATTCCCGCCTCGCAATGACCGGGTAGCTGGTCGTCAGGTGATCCGCGAACTCTTCGCCCAAGGACTTCGTGGCGGTAAACATCGCCCGCTCGGGGTAGAAATGGTCGCCGATCTCCTGTAACAGGGACATCAAAGGCGAGCGTTTCGCGAAGAGCTGGTCGCCCTGCTCGATCAGGCGCTTTTGGCGTTGCTCCATCTACGCGCCGCCGAGCGATTCCCGAGACGCCGTGTCCGTCAGGATGGTCGACTGCCGCCCGGAACGGGCCGACAACTGAGCCGCGCGCTTGCGCTTGGCCTGCCGCGCCAGCTCGTCGTCAGGCTCCGGGATCGGAACAGGCGGCGGGGCCGGCGGCGGGGCCGCGGGTGGCTTGGGAGGGCTGCCGCCGAATCCGGGAAGCTTCATGCTGTTTCCTTTCTAAATAGCGGTAGAGCCCATACGGCGTCAGCGCCATGCTCTTCAGGCAAAGGGCCACTTTGGCCAGCCCGACACAGTTGTTGTGTACCAGCGGGGCTAGAACGGGCGCCTGGCCCTGTTCCGTCTCGATGACCGTGTAGCCCTCGCCCCAGTAGAAGCCGGCAAGGTCGTAATCCGCACCACAGACCACCTCGACCTCAGGAATGCCCCGGCAGCCGTCCACTCGTATCCAGTAGTTGCCGTTGAGCAGCGCCACGAAGACGTGCTTGAAGCCCGGCTTGAGCAGTGGGGCTAGCCAGTGCTGCCGACCGCCCAGGCCGTCGTGGAAAACCACGAGTGCCTTCACCGACGCCGTCTCCGGTTCTCATACCCACGGATGACCTTGGGCTGCCGGCCGCTTTGCCGCAGCACCGCCCGGTGACCCGGCGCGAGGCACATCACCACCGCATCGCCCTTACCAGGCGACCGCCCGATGCGCTTGCGCAGGTCTTCCTTGCTCTCCAACTGGATCTCGCCCCGCACCTCGATAGCCCGCGGGATCATGCACGGCGCCGTCAGGTCCGACCGAAGCTCGGGATCAGGCGGCAACGCAATGACCGAGCCGCCCTCCTGCTCAGGGTCAAGCTCTTCCCGGAACTTCCACCACGCCTGCGCCCGCTTGTTGGCAAAGCTCAGCGAACCGTCCTTGGTCCTGGCCGTGGAGCCGGCTGCTCCATTAAATGGCACATGCTCTATGCCGTTGTCCTTCAGCCGGACCAGCACGCCCGAGGCATACCCGCCGCCAACGTCAACCACCACCGGTGCGTTGTTCTTGCGGATGCGGATGATCCTGCCCCCAGCCGCAGACCCGTCCGCCGTTTCCTCTCCCGTCGTCGTGGCCAACGGCCCGTACCAGCCGCGGTGCCGGTAGGCTATTTCCTCGCTGTCCTTACCGCCCCCAGCCGGATCGATGGCGACCGCCGTCATGGCGTGCTCTTTCCACCCGTCCTCGGTCCACCGGTCCTGCGCAGCGATAACCCAAGCCGTCGGGATGACCTGGAATTCGTTGTCGTCCAGCGCGGCCATGAAGTTACCGTCGCGCACCGCGGATCGAAGCGGCTCCGGCAGGGCATCCAGGGTGGCCTGGTACCCGGTGTCGACCAGGAACGGGTTGTCCCTTAATGCCGCAGGAATGAACGTCCGCGACCGCGGGATGTACCGTTTCCCGTCCCATTCCTTGATGTCGCCCGGCCCGTCGACCTCCATGTCCTTGCCGTCGGGGTCGGTGACGAACCACCGCAATTCCCCCGGTTTGGCAGGGTCGTGGTGCGTCAGGTCCAGCCAGGGCCGGAACATGCCGATCAACCAGGTACCATCCGACGACAGCGGCGGGTTGGTCGCCAGCACCGTCCGGGTGCGCTGTCCCGGAGCCGTGGTGCGCACCCAGCCCATGAGGAACAGCACCTGAGCTAGAAGGAATTGCGCCGCCTCGTCCACACCCAGGAAGTCGTGCGGCTGGCCCTGCCAGCTTTCCTCGTCGCCGAGGTGCTGGGCAGCGCCGAAGTCTATAACCCCGCCATCGGGCAGCTCGAACTTGGGCCGCGGCGACCCGGCGAACCCTTGCTTGTTACCCACCATTTGAACCGCGCGGCGGGTAATGCCAGTCAGATCGTTATACCGGCGGCGCATGATCAGCGAGTTGACGTGCTCTTCGAGCGCCAGGCCGATGAGAAGGTCCGTCTTGCCGCCCCCGCCCTGGCCGCCGTAGAGCAGCAAGTCTGCCGGGCAGAAGTACGCCTCGGTTTGAGGCCCTGGGTTGGGGATGAACACCCTGGACTGCGTGGCGTCCAGCGCCAGCTTGGTCAGTTCCGCCCTGCCCGCCTCAGGCAACGCGCCGAGGCGGGACAGAACGTCGTCGAGTGAGGTCATTACGCGGTGAACACCGTTTGGATGATGTCGTACCAGATACGGACGTGCAGATCGGAATCGCCCGTGGTCACCTCGCCGATGAGCAGATGCAGGACCACAGCCGCGTTCAGCGGCTCATAACTGGCCGGCGTCGCGCCTGTATCTCCGAGCATGCCCGCAACCCGCGTCTCCGCCGTGGTCTGGTCCAGGAAGCCCGTCGCCTCGATGACGCTGGAAATCTGCGCGCCCGATGCGTCGGTGTATTTCAGCACCAGGTCCTCGCCGCCCGCGATGGCGGCATACGCAGCGCCCGCCGGCTTGTGGATGGCCACCACGCGCGGGATTATCGCCAGCCCTGCCCCAGGAGCGGCCAGAACCGACACTGCCGTCGCATTCAGCGCCAGCACCTGAGCCGTGGTAACAACGGCCGTGCTGTACTTGCCGAGCAGGTTCTGCACGCCGTCCTTGTTCAGGACCAAAGCGCCCGTGTCGTCCAGGCCGAAGCGGCGGCCGTAGAAGCTTTTCAGGATCTCAACCATGGTGGTCTCCTATTTGCTGATTGCTGTTGCTGGGCCGGAGTGGCCATGAAAAAACGGCCCCGGAGGGCCGCTAGGTACGCGCCCGTTTACGGCGCATGAGGCCCCGCATGTAAGCGCGACGCTTTTCTGGATCGCGGTATCGGTAACTGACAAGCTTGGCCGGCTTGCCGTTATCCATGGCGTTAGCCAGTGCGTTATCCACATCAGGCTGGCTAACTGGCGTTACGGGATGGCTAACAGCCGCGGCTTTCGTGACACGAATGGGCGCTTCAATGAAACTGCAGCCGCCCCAATGCTTCTCACCGCAGAGCCTGCATTTCGGAGCGTCCACGCCTAGATCGGCCGCCCGATCAGCGTCACGCTCACCGCATCCGCCTGGTTTACCGGGCTGCCGGACGTGCCGCTGCGGATCTTCACGCGCCGGATGCTCACGTAAATCGACGGATCGAGCAGGATATGCCGGGAAGCCGCGGCCTCGATGGTGTGTTCGGAGTCATCCACGTTGTAAACATTGGCGAATGTGCCCGCGTCCGCAGCCCCAGGATCGGCCTGCAATGTGATGTCCGCCGCGTCCCAGCCGCTCGGCGTGATGAGGCCAACCAGCGTATAGCCTTGCAGGTCAACCGCTTCCGACAGGCTCTCGCCAAGCGCTATCGTCGCGGTGAACAGCCGCTCAAGGATGTTTACGCCGTCAGCCATTCGTTTCGTCCTTCATCGTTTGAGTGCCGGAAGCTAGGATAAATGCCACGCGCCGGGCCACCTCAAGTGCTGTTGCGTCTACGGTTTCGATGGGGCCGCCGCCTTTGCCGGTGTGTTCGTTGATGATCTTGTCCGACCAGTCGTCGGAGGCGCGGTTCTTGAGACCAAAGATCGCAGCAGTCGCGTTGCCTTTGCCTTCTTTCGCCACAGACATCAGGATGGTTTCCCAATGATCGACAGCTTTTGCCTGCCCGACTTTTAAGGCGTCCGAAAATTCAGCAATTTCATCGGCCCATTTGAACACCGTCGAGCGCGCTACTCCGATACGCCCTGCAAACGCCGTGACGGAATGCCCCTCTGCAAGACACTCAACTACCTCAACGCAGTAGGCTTCGCTGTATTTTGACGGGCGGCCGCGTTCGGGCATGTGTTAGACTGCTTTCATGGTGTTAACCCGTTACAGGCGTTACACTTTCGCCGGTGTCGTTGGGGAACAGCGTGGGCCGGTACTCTTGGTGATGCCGCGCCTTGAAGGCGTCGTCGACCGCTGGCGGCGGCGCTATCTCAGGAAGCGCGTGGGCGAAGGTTGGCCACACACAGAACATTTACTGCCTCATGGTGTTAGGCTGGCTTGCCAGCGCCACCTTCTCCTGTCCGCACTTCGGACACCGAACCATCACGTACTTCGAGTCGTGTAGAATGTGCTTCGCCAACATCTGCCATTCGTGAACGCACGTCTCAGGCGGCAGCCGAAACCGCCCGCGCTCGTAAAGGACCATGGTTTAACGCCCCGCTAGGGTTCATGGTGTTAGTTCCCGCCCCGCGCACAGGCCGTGAGCGGCAGGGAGGACCGGCTCGGGCTTTCGCCAGGAGCGGCCAGCAGCAGGGGCGAGAATGTGTTGGGGTGCGTGGCTTATTCGCGTCCGCCGCAAATCATGCCGATTGCAATGATTCCGCAGATAACGCCAAGCCCGAAATTGTCCGCCAAGCTCCACGTTAAAAAGCCCAGCGTCGAACAAATGACGATTGCCTTGATGCAGCCGTACAGGAGGGCTTTGTCAAAGGTGGAGTCTTCCACTGCTCTGTCCTTGTACGCTGGAATGTGTTGGGGACGGCAAAGACAGCGCCGAAACGCCATCAGCCAAACTGGCGGGCCGCCACCGGGCACCGCAGGCTTTGCGCCTCTTCGGTCCAGTCGTGGCGACGCTTGCGGCCATCACGCGGCCACAATGGAAGATGGCGGAACAGGTATTTCCCGAATCTTCCCTAACATTTCAATAAATACCCGAACCGCCGGGCCTTTGTCAACGGAGACGGTTGCAACGAAATCCGCCAGCGGAGACTCGTCCACAAACCGCACCTTCGTGCCGACCGGGAATCTCTTGCGCGCCGTCCTGTCTACTGCACCGACGCAGCCCGATACATCGGCACGGCTCATCAGCTCCGTCATCACGTCGTTTGGTATTGGAAGCGGCTCGTCGCCTTGGTAAATTACCGTTGAGACGCCGTCGGTTTCGTTAATCTGATAAATGCTTTCAGTGGGCCGGCGAAGTGCAGCGAATAGATAACCCTGGAAATAGGGAACCTGAACCTTCTCGACCTTGAAGGCATCGCGGTTCGGGAGCTTGCGCCGCCGCATTACCCGCTCGAAGGGCAACCACGTCCAGAGTCCCTGCCGGCGGAGGTTCGTATCGGCCGCGAATTCCATCTGCGGGCTGCAAAGCACCGCATACCAGGTTATCCCGGTGTCGGGTTCGGTTTCTGTCATGCTCAATGCTTGTTCCTCGTTGTTTCTGGCGGAAACGGTGGGGGTGGCGGGGGCAGTGGAATATACGGTGAGCTTGGCATCCATCCTCGCTTCTCAAGCCACACCGCCACAGCCGCTCCGACGCCAACCAACCACGCAAAGCCCAGCGTAAACGCCGCCAGCACCCACCAGCCGCTGCGCCCTGAAAGACCAATAAACAAAAATAGCGGCCCCACTGCGACGCCAAACACCGCGGCAAGTGCCAAGAACCCGCCAAAGCCAAACGCAAAGGCTTTCAACGGGTGAATTTCATCTTCTGCGTCAGTCATTCGCCCCTCATGGTTATGCCGCTACCCGCCCGTGCGGGTCTCGCGTCCCAGAATTTCCGCGTTCGCGGACGCCCAACAGCCCGCAAATTCCATGAACAGCTTCCCGGGCTCGTCGTCCTTTGGAATGATCCAAAATGCCAATTCAACAAGCCACATCACGATGATGTGCCGAAAATGCCTAATCATTCACAATCCTCTCCGGTTAGCCGTGCGGGCCTCGCTGGTGAGCGTTGGGCGGTTGGGTGCCCCGGAACAGCCTCCAGGGGCGTTGCGCGTGTCCTGGGGCTCGGGAGGGGCATGTCAGGCCTCTCCGTCAGGCGGCGCGCCAAGCGACAGGACCGCACCCCTATAAGCGTCCTGCTGCGCCTGCATCGCATCTTGCCCATCAGGCGGCATGTAGCTGAAACAGATGCTCCCGACGCGCTCGACAAACTGCTCAAGCAAAACCAGCCGCGCTTCGTTATACTCATCGCGCGTCATCTCATGCCCCTCCTTTGCGGATGTGGGAGAGCATTGCACGATACCCCACGACCAAGCCCCAAATACGCGCAGTGGGGAAACTGAACGCATCGTCCAGAAGCCGCTGCTCATCAGGCGAAAGGGGTTCCCCTCGGTCTCGACGGGCCACCACCTGCTCAAATTGGTCACTCAACACCATGTGCTCCGTTTCAGCCCTATCCCACATTCCCGGCGTCGGTTCGGCCAAGGCGTCGAGCAGCTTCAGCACAGCCCGGCGGTAGGCCTCCTGAATGCCATTGTCCAGGACCGCGTAGTCCGGCTCGCCCCATGTGAAGTGGTCGGCCTCGTATAGGGTGCGCGCCAGCTTCTCCAGCATGTCGCTGCCGTTCCTTGCTGTGTCGGTCATGGTCCTCTCACTCGCCGCTCGGCTGCTAAATCGGCTAGGTAATTGTGCGATGCCGCCAAACCAAAATACATTGCATCCCATTGGTCTTCCGCAGTACATTCAGCGGGAATCGTGCCCGTATAGGCTTGAGAAACCCAGCCATCAACCCAATCGGCAAATAGCCTTATCCGCCAAGCCACCCGCTCGCGCCACGGCAGGGCGCAAAAAAGTGGACACCTAAAGTCAGTCCAGCGCGACATCCTGATATCGAATGCCCCACGACGGAAGCTCTCGCGCTCTTGAACTTTATGCTCCATCACCGCGTCCTCCTTACCTGCTCCGCCGGCTGGATGAAGACCTTGCAGATGACCTCGCCCTCGCATTTCGTCCGGCGCGCCTCGTCCCGCGTCTGGCACAACAGCACAACCATGAGCTTGTCGCCCTTTAGCTGGCATACGGCCCAGGCGTAGGGATTGGTGATGTACATCATGTCGCTGACTCTGCGTCTGCCTTTTGGGCGCGGTAAAACTGCACAATACGTTGCATGCTATCCAGCAGTCCGTCAGCGTCGTCATCGCTGAACTTGAATGTGCTTGT